CACCATCATATTGACTCTCGTTTACAATATTCATTTTTGATAAATACAATTAGAAAGCGTAAAAGGTTTTCTAAATGGGCTAAACCTGATAATACAGAAACAATAACTGCAATAATGGAATACTATAAATATTCCGAAGAGAAAGCAAAAGCAGTACTGTCCCTGTTAGGTGATGATGAAATTATAAGAATAAAGGAAACGGTGAGTAAAGGTGGAATTAGAAAATAATGAAATCGTGGAATGGACACCAGATATTATGCTGGAAATTCGTCTAAACGAACCAGACGACTTCTTAAAAGTCAAAGAAACACTTACAAGAATTGGTATACCATCTAACCCTTCAAAGGGTAATATATTAAGCCAGTCTTGTCATATACTACATAAACAAGGTAGATATTTTATTGTGCATTTTAAAGAATTATTCATTCTTGATGGCAAACCAAATAATCTACTAGAGAATGATGTACAACGTAGAAATACTATTACTACGCTGTTATCAGATTGGGGTTTAGTTACTATATTAGACGAATCCCTTTCACAAGATAGAGCTCCTCTTAAACAGATAAAGATTATACCTTTTTCTGAAAAGAAGAAATGGACTCTATCACCCAAGTACAATATAGGTAACGTTAGACACTAACCTGTTAATGTTCTATATTGGTAATTAAATATTCGCCTGATTGTCAGGGAATATAACAATGTGCTCTAAGGAGGCAAAACTATGCAAAATTTTACTTTTCCAAGATCCCCCAGATATATTGGTTTTGATGAGATGTTCAATGATCTTGAACGTTTAGGTCAGCAAACTGATTCAGGATATCCCCCATATAATATCACTAAGGTGAATGATGACAAAACTGTAGTTGAACTTGCAGTTGCTGGATTCTCTCTCCCTATGCTTGATATTGAAGTAAAAGATTCTACTCTATGTATTACTGGTAACGCAGCTGAAGCTAAAATGAATATTGAATATATTCATAAAGGTATTTCATCTCGCAAGTTTCGTAAGGAATTTAAGCTTTCGGAATATACTGTTGTATCAAGAGCTAATTTAATTGATGGTATTCTTTATATTGAGTTAACACTTGAAGTTCCAGAAGAAAAGAAACCTAAACGCATCCCTATTAATAGAGATGGTGATTCTACTACAGCTGAAGAACTACTGTTAGGTTAATATATATAAAGAGTACCTAGAAATAGGTACTCTTTTTTTAAAATAGGTGAATAAATGAAACAAGAAAATATCAAAATAGTACGTCTTTCTACAGGTGAAGAGTTATTATGTAATTATGAATCTGAGACTGAAACAATATTCCAACCAGTTATTATCATACCTGCAGCTGAAGGTAAGCTACAGTTTGTACCTTATATGCCTTATGCAGATGTGTCCGAATTAGTAATTGATAATCCTGCGCAGTTTATTATGTTTATTGTGGATCCAATAGAAGAAATGAAAGAGAAGTATCGTGAATTAGTAAAGGAAATTGAAGGTTATAAGGAAAAAGAATCGGCCATTGTTACCCCTGACCTTAATATAGTCACTTGACATTTGAACTAAAGTAGTGTATAATATGTATAATTATGATAAAAAGGTGATAACCTGTGACAAATTTCTATACTTCTGTAAACAGATTTGGTAATAAACTACTACTAAGAGGATATGATTCAGGTCATCCTATTAAAGAACGCATTACGTTTAAACCATCATTATTTGTAACAGTAGGTCCTTCTACATCTTCTAGGTGGTATTCATTAAAAGGTGAAGCTCTAGAAAAGATAGTATTTGATTCTATGAGAGAGGCTAAGGAGTTTATCCAAACTACAGAGCCTATTGAGAACATAACGGTTCACGGTAATACTAACTATATTGCCCAATTTATTCAACAGAAGTACCCAGGTAAGATACCATTTGCTAGAAATAAAATCAATGTAACTTCAATCGATATTGAGGTTGCATCTGATGATGGTTTTCCTGAGCCTGAATTTGCTGCACATGAAGTTATATCAATAGCTCTCAAGTCATCTATAGATGATACCTATTATGTATGGGGTATGGGGGATTTTGATATATCAACTTCTATTCATACTGAACTTAAAATAGAATACGTTAAATGTATAGATGAGCTAGATCTACTTCGTAAGTTCATTGGACATTGGTCCTCCCCTAGACATATACCTGATGTTATAACAGGTTGGAATACTAAATTCTTTGATATGCCTTATCTTGTTAATCGTATAAACAATGTATTATCGGAGACATACTCTAAACGATTAAGCCCTTGGAGTTTAGTAGATCGTAGAGAAGTTACTATAATGGGTAAGTCCTCTCAATTCTATGAGATTGTGGGTATACAACAGCTTGACTATCTTGATCTATATAAGAAGTTTACTTACTCACAACAAGAATCCTATAAACTAGATCATATAGCTCATGTTGAACTTAATGAACGTAAGATATCATATGAGGAGTACGGTACACTCCATTCTTTATATAAGAATGATTATCAGAAGTTTATTGATTACAATATCAAAGATGTGGAGTTAATAGAACGGTTTGAGGACAAAATGGGTCTTATTACATTATGTATGACTATAGCGTATAAAGCTGGTGTTAACTATGTTGAAGCATTTGGTACAACAGGTATATGGGATACCTTTATCTATCGTACACTAGATGAGCAGAGAATTGCTGTACCTCCTAAAGAAGTTAATGCTAAAGCAGAGTATCCAGGTGGGTATGTTAAAGCACCTATGGTTGGTAAACATAATTGGGTTGTGTCATTTGATTTAAACTCCCTATACCCACATCTTATTATGCAATATAATATGAGTCCTGAAACAGTACTTGAGGAAAAGACCTTTGGTATTGATGTAGATTATTGTTTAAAGTATAAACCTAAGCATACAACAGATACAGCAATGGCTGCTAATGGTTCTCATTACTCTAAAGAAAAACGTGGTGTTATCCCATCTATTATTGATACACTCTATTCAGAGAGAAAGGTTATCAAGAATAGTATGCTTAAAGCTAAACAGGAGTCTCAGAAAGATAAATCGTTTAGACTAGTAAAGAAGATATCTAATCTTAATAATCAGCAAATGGCAATTAAGATTCTAATGAACTCATTATATGGCGCTCTAGGTAATAGGTTCTTTAGATACTATGATTTAAGAGTAGCTGAAGGTATTACACTCTCAGGACAGTTAAGTATTAGATGGGCAGAGAAAGCTACTAACTCCTTTATGAATAGGATTGTAGGTACGGAGGATGTAGATTATGTTATAGCCATTGATACAGATTCGTTATATGTTAATTTTGAACCATTAGTATCTAAGTTAAATCTATCTAAAGATAAGACAGTAGGTCTTATTGATAAGATGTGTGAAGAACAGTTTGTTCCTATGATGGCTAAGTCATATCAAACATTATCTGATAACATGAATTCTTATGAGAATAAGATGGTAATGGATCGAGAAGTTATTGCTGATATTGGTATATGGACTGCTAAGAAACGTTATATATTAAATGTACATAACTCTGAAGGTGTTCAGTATGAAGAGCCTCAATTAAAGATTATGGGTATTGAGGCTGTTAAATCTTCTACTCCTGCTATATGCCGTGATGCTCTAAAAGAGTTGTTTAAGGTAATAGTAATTCAAGATGAGTCTGATGTACAAGAGGCTATTGCCCAATTTAAAGACTACTTCTATTCTAGACCTGCACATGAAGTAGCCTTTCCTCGAGGTGTAACTAATATTACTAAATGGGTCGACTTAGCTGAAGAAAATGGTGGGTTATATATCAAAGGGACACCTATTCATGTTCGTGGTACTTTAGTATATAATGATGCTATTATAACTAATCAGTTAAGAAAGAAGTATACTCTAGTTAAGAATGGGGAGAAGATTAAGTTTCTATATCTAAAGACACCTAATCCTGTTAAAGAGAATGTTATATCATTCCCTGACTATCTACCAGAGGAATTGGGAATGTCAAAGTATATTGATTATCCATTACAGTTTGAGAAGACATTTCTTGATCCTATTACACCTATACTTGATGCTATCGGGTGGTCGATAGAACCGAGGGCTTCATTGGAATCATTCTTCTCTTGACATTTGATCTAAACTATAGTATAATATACTTATGACATATTCATTAACTATATTCAAGAATCTATTTGATAATAAGACGCATAAGCAAATGGACTTTGACCATTTTAGGGATATGGAATCATTACTATATCAATTATCAGCTGAGAGTCGTGAGTCTAAATCAACATCACCATTAATATCACCTGCTATATATAATAAAGGTGAGAAACGTAATAACCATTCAGTATTATCATGGTCATGGGCTGCATTAGATGTTGATGATCATGAGATAGATGCTAAAGGATTAGAAGAAGAACTATACAAAAGATTTGGTCATTATTACTATGTTTGCTATTCAACAGCATCATCACGACCTGATTATCCTAAGTTCAGATTAGTCTTTCCTCTCAAGTATAAAGTACATGCTAAGAACATTAGGCATTTTTGGTATGCCCTGAATACAGAGTTTTCTGGTCTTGGTGACCCACAAACTAAAGATCTATCTAGAATGTATTATGTACCGGGCCAATACCCAAATGCCTTTAACTTTATATTTTCAAACAAGGAAGGTAGTTTTATTAATCCGACAGAGCTGATGAATACTGTAACATATATAGATAAATCTAAATCTTCCAATTTCTTAGATATGTTACCATTAGAGATGCAAGAGCAAGTAATAGAACACCGTAAGTCTAAACTAGTTAATAAGGATAAGTATAATTGGTCATCAATATCCAATTGCCCATTTATTAATAAGAAGATGTTATCCGAGTATTCAGCTATATCAGAAACAGGTTGGTATCATAAAATGTATCAGATGATGGTATCTATAGCCTTTAATGCAATCCGTAAAGAATACCCAATAACAGCAGAAGAGATAGAAACTCTTATGAGAGAGTTAGATTCACGTACAGGATCGTGGTATGTAAAGCGACCTATATTAAAAGAGGCAAATTCCGCATTAAACTATGCATATAAAACACATACAGAGAGGTTGTAACTATGTACGAATACAAAGCTAAATTAATCCGAGTAGTTGATGGTGATACTATTGACGCTGAAATTGATTTAGGGTTTAAGGTTTATATTAAAGAACGAATAAGATTTGCAGGAATTGACACACCAGAATCTAGAACTAGACATAAACATGAAAAGTCATGGGGACTAGCTGCTAAATGTCGTGTTAAAGATCTTCTAGAGTATGAAGATGCAGAATTTACTTTAACTACTAAACTTCAAAAGAAAGGTAAGTTTGGACGTATTTTAGGAACTGTTATACTCGCTGATGGTACTTCATTATCTGAGATATTATTAGATGAGAAATTAGCAATTCCATATGAAGGTGGTAATAAAGATGAGTCTCGTATAAAATATGGTGTTAAAGAATTATGGGAAATGAACTTCTATAATACAGGACCTGGATGGTTAGAAAAACAAAGTGAGGAGTAGTAAATAATGAGTTTAATGGAAAAATTGAGAAAGAATTCTAAGATAAAAGGAACTGATATCTTATCAGATTCTATGTTATTTAAGAATACAGATATGGTTACAACAGATGTACCAATGATGAATGTAGCATTATCAGGTGATATTGATGGTGGGTTATCTGCAGGTCTTACAGTATTAGCAGGACCCTCTAAGCATTT